AAGAGATGACGCGGTATCTGGCGGCGGGTGCGTTCAAGCCCGCGAGCGTGATGAAGGACTACGGCCACGTCATGCCGCCCGAGTGGTTCAAGGAAGAAGTCAAGAACGAGTTGGTTGTGAAGCGTGCCCGCATGTTGGGCGGAAAGGACAGCGAAGATGCCGAATCTGAATAAGGTGTTTCTCATCGGGCACTTGACCCGCGACCCCGAGACGAAGGCCGTTGGCGAGACGAGCGTTACCAACTTTGGTATCGCCACCAATCACAAGTGGAAGTCCAAGAACGGCGAGCAGAAGGAAGAGGTTTACTTCGGCGAGTGCCAATGTTGGGGCACGCGCGGCGAGGCGATCGCACGCTTCGTCAAGAAGGGCGATGCACTGAGCGTCCAGGGCCGTCTGCGGCTGGAACAGTGGGACGACAAGAGCGGTATGAAGCAGTCCCGCACCCGCATCGAAGTCGAGGACTTCCAATTCCTCGGCGGCAAGCCCAGCGGCGAGCCGGAACAGAAGCCAGCGGCGCGGACGAGCAAGCCCGCGACTCGGCAGGCGACGGTTGCAAGCGGCATCCCCGACGATGACGTGCCGTTTGATCCGCAGCCCGCGATGTTGACCTGACACCACACCGCCCCGCCGCGTGACGGCGACGGGCGCGGCTTCTCCTCTTCTCCCCCTCCTCCCGCATCGCCCAACGGCGGCGCGGGGGTTTCCGAGTCTCCCACGTTGGCTGCGAACTCGAGAGGGGACGCAGCCAATTCAAGCCCGGCGTGTTGCCGAGCAGAGCGTGAATCTCGCCACGCGACATCCTGCCAGCGCGACAGCGACGGCAGGGGATTAGGAGTGAACGAATGGACTCGCTTTTCAGAACGACCACGGACCCGATGAGCGGCCAAGTGCGATGGACGGCACCGCGATCCGATTGGGATACGGCACTGCAAGCCGCAGTGACTAAGTACGAGGCGATTCTGTGCAAGATGCCGCTCGTTGGTCGCGGGCATCCGATCACGTCGCACCAGATGGCGGCGAAGTTGGCGGGGTCGGGCATCACGAAGCATCGCGGGCACCGCCTGCTGCTGGCAATGCACGACTCTGGCGGAAACGGCATGACCGACGACGAGTTGATCGTGCGGTTCATCCACTGGCCGCAGTCCACTGTGACCTCGATTATGTCGCAGTTGCGAAAGCACCACATTGTCGCCGCTGGACCCGACACGCGGAAGACGCGGTTCGGCAACGCCGCGATGGTGAATCGCCTGGCGGTTGGAGGTGCCCAGTGACCCGCCGCAACCGCCTACGCCCCGAGCGCAACCCCGCACACGCGGCAATCGCCGCCAACAAGCCCATGACCTTCGCGGAAATCGGCGCGAAGTTGGGCATGAGCAAGTACGAAGTCGCCCGCCATTTCGATAGCGGCATGGCGAAGGTGAAGGTGAAGTTGGTGGAGTGGATGGATGGGCGGAAAGAACGCGGGGAGGTGCGGGGATGAAAGTCGCCGTCCTCTGCGAGTTCTCCGGCGTGGTGCGCGATGCGTTCCGCCGTCGCGGGCACGATGCCGTCTCTTGCGACGTGCTGCCGTCCGATGCTGGTGAGCCGCACATCCAGGCTGACTGCCTAACGGTGGACTGGTCCGGTTACGACTTGATCGTGGCGCACCCGCCTTGCACGTTCCTTTGCAACAGCGGCGTGCGGTGGCTGAAGACAGACCCGATGCGGCGTGCCCAGATGGAAGCGGCGTGCGGGTTCTTCAACGCGATGCTGGCTCTGCCCTGCCCCCGCATCGCCGTCGAGAACCCCGTGCCTCACGGCCACGCGGTTGCCAGGATCGGCGAGTACACCCAGACCATCCAGCCGTGGCAGTTCGGGCACGGCGAGTCAAAGCGAACGTGCCTGTGGTTGCGGGGACTGCCCGAGTTGAAGCCGACGCAGATCGTCGCCGGTCGCAAGGGCCGCGTGCATGGCGAGTCGCCCGGACCCGACAGGTGGAAGCGGCGAAGCGTGACATACCAGGGCATCGCAGATGCGATGGCAGAGCAGTGGGCCACGGCTCACGAAAGGAGCAGCGATGAACGTTGATCGTTATTTGGTGACTAGCGATTTGGTTGTTCAGCATGAGCAAGGCATGTGGGTGCGGTACAGCGACATCGCCGCCGCCCTCACCGCCGAGCGTGCGAAGTTCGCGGCGGAGAACGAGAGGCTACGGAAGGTGCTGGACCGCATCGCCTACGGGCCGTTTGGTGGGCCAGAAGCAAGCGCCAGCGATCTGCTTGACAGCATCACCGACTTCGCACGCGAAGCCCTGACCACCAAGCAAGCCGCCGAAGACGCGGCGGGGGGGAAGAAGTGAGCGACCGCGACCCACTCACCGCCCCGATCCGCTCCTGTCACGAGGTTGGGCGCATTCTGGGCATTAGCAAGAACGCCGTGATCCAGACTGAGAAACGCGCACTCGCCAAGATTCGCGCGGCACTCGAACAGGACTTCGCAGAACGCAAGGACCGCGATGAACGCGCGGAACTCAACGAGGGATGAACATGAACCACGTCACGCTCACCCTCCCCGTCCCCAGCCCCATGCTGTCACCCAACGCCCGCCCGCACTACATGGCGAAGGCGAAGGTAACGAAGCAGCACCGGCAGGCCGCAAAGTTGGTGGCGATGGGTGCCCTGAACCGCGACGAGCCGCGATGGACACGGGCATCGGTCCAACTCGCGTGGACGTTCACGGACGCCCGCAAGCGCGACCAAGACAACCTACTTGCCCGTTGCAAAGCCTACTTCGACGGGCTACGGGACGCGGGCTTGATCGACGACGACTCGGGCCTCACGCACCTTCCCATGACCATCGAGAAGGGCGACGAGGCGAAGTTGGTGATGACGGTAAGGAGGACCGGATGAAGTGCCCCCAATGTTTCGGACCACTCGACACCCCTACCCGCAAGTTGTGTGTTTCTTGCATAGGCGACGCCGTGAAAAGCACGGGGGAGAACACCTACACCGAGAAGATTCACGACGCCAAACTCAGGGCGGCGGACTACCGCAGGCGGAACGGACAGAAGAAGACCGGCGAGACGTGGTGGAAGTAACGCGAACGCAAGGATGCGAAGATGGCGAAGGACAAGCGACCAGCATTGCAGTTCTACATCGGGGATTGGAAGAAGGACCCCGAGTTGCGGGCGTGTTCACTCGCCGCCCGTGGGCTGTGGGTAGACATGATCTGCATCATGTACGAAGCCGAGCGGCGTGGTTATTTGTTGGTCCGCAACAGGCCGCCGACGACGGCAGAACTGGCGCGAAACGTGGGTGCCGACGCCGCCGAGGTGCGGACGCTGCTCGCCGAACTTGAGAACGCTGGCGTCTACTCGATTGTGGACGGCGTGATCGTCTGCCGCCGGATGGTTCGGGATGCCGAACTGTCGGAAAAGAACAAGGCGAACGGGTCCAAAGGTGGCAATCCCTCCCTGAAACGCGGTTCGGATAACCGGGGGGTTGGAAGTTCGGATAACCCCCCCCTTATCCCCCCCTCGGCAAAATCGGATAACCGTTTCGTAGAAGATGAAGAAGAAGAATGTATTCTGTCTTCTGGTTCTAACGCCGTCGAGCCGTTTGAGGTGTTCTTTCACGCCTACCCCGAGAACAAGCGGCCCGACCCCGGACACGCCCGGCTGCACTGGTATCGCAAGAACCTGGACCAACATGCACCGGCGATCATGGCCGCACTTGCGAAGGCCAAGAGCAATCCCGGATGGGCGGATCGGTTTGCACCCCGCATCGACCGTTGGCTCGCGGGTGAACCGTGGGTCAAGTCCACAACGCCATTAGATTCGATTAGAGACGCCCGAGAGTCGGATGCCCTGATGGTCCGTCAACTGCCTTCGGACGCCGTAGAGCGAATCGTAGAGGCTCTGAAGGCCAAGCACGCCAAGTTCGCCAACTGGCCCAAGTCTCAGTTCGTCAATACACCCCCGCCAGAGTTCGTGGCGATGGTCAAGGAGGGCCACCATGCCGCGTAACGCGCCGATCGTCAACCTCGAAGCCTTGTTCAATCGCCCGGTGCCGAAGGCGGTCCATGCCGAGATGAGCCTTTTGGGGGCCATTCTCAACGATCCGAACGTACTTGCCGACGTGCAAACCCACATCGCCAGCCCCGAGGACTTCTACGACGAGCGGCACGCGGCGATCTACCGGGTGGCGTGCGACATCATCGACCGCATGGGGCGTATCGACCTCGTGTTGCTCATTGAGGCGATCAAGAACGGCAATCTGTTCGAGGCCGTGGGCGGTGGCGAGTACCTACGCGAACTGGCCGAGAGCGTGCCGTCCGCCGCAGGAGCCGTGACCTACGCCAAGATCGTCGGCCAGTCGGCAGCCTTGCGCCGTCTTGTGGTCAACGCGGGGCAGGCCGTCCACAAAGCCTACGACATTGACCCCACCGACTCGGACGCCGTGACGGTGGTTCTGGACGAGTACCAGAGCGCGGCAATCGAACTGACCGAAGCCAAGTCGCAGGCCGTGGTTCGCACGATGAAGGAACTGACGACCGCCCGGCTCGCGGCTTTGGACTCGCCGAAGGGCAATCGCGGCGTCAAGGTGGGGTTCTTCCGGCTGGACGCCATGACCAGCGGGTTCCAGCCCGGCGAGTTGGTCATCGTCGCTGCCCGCCCGAGCATGGGCAAGACCGCCCTGGCCGTGAACATGGCCGAGGGTATTTGCGGGACCGAGGCGGGGGCGATCCTCCTGTTCTCGCTGGAAATGTCCGCCGAAGCCCTGTGGGACCGTATCGCGTCCGCACATGCGGGCGTTGACCTGCCGGTTCTCCGCAACGGAACAATGGGCGGCGACCAGTACCGCCGCGTTCTCGGTGCCGCCGACACGGTTGCGAACATGCCCATCGACATCATCGACCGGGCGGGGTTGACCATTACCCAACTCCGCAACATGGCCCGTCGCCGGGTGCTGGCCCGCAAGCGTGAGGGCGTGCCGGTCTGTGCCATCGTCATCGACTACATGCAGTTGTTGACCAGCCCGGCGCAGGCACGCGAGAGCCGACAGGTCGAAGTCTCGGCAATCAGCCGTGGCATCAAGTCCCTGGCCCGCGAGTTGGACGTGCCGGTGATCTGCCTCTCGCAGTTGAATCGCGGGGCCGAGTCGCGCGAGGGCAACAAGCCCCGCATGTCCGACCTCCGCGAGTCCGGCAGCATCGAGCAGGATGCCGACGTGGTGCTGCTACTGCACCGCGAGGACTACTACCACATCAGCGATCCCGAGTGGTTGGCCGCAAACCCCGACAAGGTGGGCAAGGCCGAGTTGATCGTAGCGAAACAGCGAAACGGACCCACGGGCGTTGTCGATCTGCGTTGGAACGCGGAACGCACGCGGTTCGAGAACATCGACGAAAGCAGAGGGCAGGAATGGTGATTCCGTTCAGGTACGTCTTGGAGGCGGCACGCGAGGAAGTCAAGGTGTGGGAGGAAACACACGGGACGCCCCGCGCGGTGTACGCAAAGCAACTCGCGTCGTACACGCTTCGGCATTACACGAGCGCGACACTGGAACAGGTCGCTAGCGTTGTCGGCTACAGCGGATACCGCAGCGTCATCAAGGCCGTCGCGTCGGTGGCGGAAGCGATTGCGGACGGCGACAAGGGAATCGGATTGGGCGGCGAATGGTTCGCCGGTTCATTGCAGGAAGCAGCGGCCCGCGTGTGGGCGAAGGCTCGGATTCGGGCGGCAACGGAAAGGACGGCAGCATGAGCGAGTGGAACACGTTCGAGTTTATGGACCGGGCCGCGACGGTTGAACTGCTGATTGCCGAGTTGCTGACGGATCACCCGGTTAGCAAGAACCCGGATTTGGCCGCGAAGTTGACGGCCCTTGAGGAAGCGGCGGGCGCGTTGTATCGGGCCGCTGCTACGCACCATCACACCCTCACCCCCGCGAAGGCGGTGGATTTGTACAAAACGTACACAACGCACAAGGAGGCATGATGCCCGGACTGCTGCAAGGAACGGACTTCGACCGGCAGGTTCTCATCGAACGCAAAGGCAAGCAACGCGGACGCGATGCGTACTGGCGCGACCGCGACAAGGCCCACGAGAAAGGCCGTATCGCATCGACCCCGCCCGGTCGCCGGTGGCTTGCTCACTGGGCCGTTGCCCTCAACATCGCCATTCGCCAGAAGCGGCGACAACTGATGCAGGAAGGCAAGTGGACGCGCACCGAAGCCGTCGCCCCGTACTTGCTCGTGACGCCCAAGAAGGCGGCAGCGATCACGCTGACGGTGATGCTCAACGCCCTGTTTACCGGCAACCGCGTGAACCAGGCTCGCATGTTTGGACTGGTCGGGCGTGCGATTCTGGCCCAGGCCCAACTCGACCGCTGGCAGAAGGAAAAGAAGTACGACCTCATCCGCGCCATGTTCAAGAAGCGGCGTCGCAACGCGATCAAGCCGTCCGACGTGAACAAGTACGCGGCGGTCCTTGACCAAGACGCGATCTACGACCCGCTGATGTGCGTTCGCGTGGGTCAGCACTTCGTCTGGGATGCCGTTGGCGCGTGTTCCGCTGCCGACGAGGGCCAGCCGTTCGCACTGGCGTTCCATCGGGACACGGTGCGGAAGGGCGTCAAGACGAGCAAGCAGTTCCGGCTGGACGACGCGGTTCGCAGGACCATCGCTTACGACGAGGCCGCACTTGCGGACCTTCGCGTGATCTATCCGCCGATGGTTGTGCCGCCGTACAAGCACGAGGACAGCACACGCGGCGGATACATCACGCTCCCCATGCGGATCATCACGCAGTCCACCCCCGCCCAGCGGTCGGTGCTGCGGGACAACCTGCCCAACATGGGCGAGTTCCTTGCGGGGCTGGAAGCGTTGGGCAACACGCCGATTCGCGTCAACAAGTGGATGCTCGGGGTGATCGACACGCTCATGGAAGAGGGTGGCGGCATCGCGGGCCTGCCGCGTGCTACGTCGCTCGACTTGCCGCCGAAGCCCGGCACGGACGACGAGGCCGTGCAGCGGGAATGGCGCAACGAGCGGGTGCGGGTTCGCCGCGAGAACTTGAAGAACGAGAGCGAGTTCATCACGGCGTACAACGCCCGACAGGTCGCCCGCGAGTTCATGGAGGAACCGAGGCTTTACATGCCGCACCAAGCGGACTTCCGCAGCCGTGCGTATGCCAAGCCGCAATACCTCAACCACTACGGGAACGACTTGCAGCGGTCGCTGATTGAGTTCGCCGACCCGGTGGACGGCCCCGACGTGACGCGGCAGGTGGCGATCCAGGCCGCGACCATGTTCGGCCACGACAAGATTTCGTTCGAGGACCGCATCGAGTGGGTCAAAGAGAACATCCGCGAGATTGGCCGGTCGGCGTCGGACCCGAGGAACACGGGGTTCTGGCGGGAAGCCGAGAACCCGTTGCAGTTCCTTGTGGCGTGTCGGGCACTGATGAAGAAGGACGCGGCGGTGCATTTGCCGGTCCAGCGTGACGCGACGGCCAGCGGGTTCCAGCACTTCGCCGCGATGATGCGGGACGAGGTTGCGGCGGAACACGTCAACCTCTACCCCACGGACAAGCCAAGCGCGTTGTACGCGACACTGGCGGGGATCGTCCGGCGTGCGTTGGAGAAGGAGGACCAGACCCCGGCGCACACGCTGGCGATTGAGATTCTGACCAAGCACGGCAAGGCGGTGTGTAAGCAAACGGTGATGACGACGCCCTACGGCGTGACGGCATACGGGGCTGGCGAGCAGGTCCGCGCCCGCCTTGTGGAGTTGGGATTCACCGGCGATTTGGCCCGCGACGCCAAGCGGCTCATCGTCAAGCGGCTCATGGAGGGCGTGCGGACCATGTTCCCCCGCGTGTGTGAGGCGATGGACTGGATTCGTGGCGCGGCGGAACAGATTGCGAAGGCCAACCGCCCGGTGATTTGGCGGACGCCGGTGGGCTGGGTGACGGTGCAGCCGTACTCGGCGGACCCAACCGTGTGCGTGAACACCGAGTTCGGGCGTGTGTTAGTGGCCGCTAACACGCTCAACAAGGTCCACGTCAAACAGCAGGTCAACGGGGCGGCTCCCAACTTTGTGCATGGCATCGACACGGCGGTTCTGATGCGAACGGCGGTGGAGTGCCGCAACCGTGGGGTGGCTTTCTTGGGGGTTCACGACTCGTTTTGGAGCCACGCCGCGACCGCCGAACAGGTGGGCGACACGGCCATGCGGAAGTTCGCGGAAACCCACGCAAACCCCTTGCTGACAGACCTTTGGCTACAGTGGCGAGAACAGCACACAGACATCGAGTTTTCACCCCCGCCAGCGTGCGGCGAATTTGACGTAAACACCGTGATTGCCGCGAACTACGCCATGTGCTGAGGATGTTAGTGTAGACTAACGCGATGGCTTTTGCTCGCGCTTTCGTTTTTTCGCCTCGGGGCATCCGTGGTCCGCGTCGGTAGCCGCTACCGCCCTGACCACGCGAAGCCACTTGGTACACGTCGCCTTCGGTGACGGCACCCATGTCGTCGAAAGGACCGACAACCACGGCGAACGGCTGGTTCCGTGGTCGGTCTATGTGGAGCGGTCGGTAAATATACAGACCTGTCTACATATCGGCGTGCCGAACCTAGTCCCGCTCGCTAGTCGAGTTCTGGACACGCGACCCGTGAGCATCGTCCGAGGGCTTCTGTACCTTTGGACGGGCGGCATCATCACCCAATCCAACTGCGTTACGAGTTGCCGCGACTACCTCGCGGCGTGCGGGCTGGACACGCCCGACTCGATTCTGTCGCCTGTCAATCTCTATGACCAACTCCGGCCCCTCGCAGACGGCGAAATCGTTTGGGATGAAGCGCATCCCGCTCACTATCGAGCAAGCCGAATCGCTCGTCGCGTGGCTCCGCGAGAAGTACCCCGACAAGCATCCGCAGAACCTCGATGAGTGCCGCGACCCCTGCAAACTGGCGTTCAAGGCCGGTCAGTTGCAACTCATCAACGACCTCGAAGTGATCGCAAGAGAACACAACCGCAAGCCATGACTGCCATTGGAAACATCGTTGACAACGCTTTTGGCGTGAGCGCGCCACGGGCGAACGTCGCCGATCCCGCACCGACCGCCGTGGACGACGCCGCAGCCGCCGCTGCCGAGCGTTCTACCGCTGTCCGCAGGGCTGCGCAGCGTGACCTTGCCTCGTACATCGTGCCCCTCAACAACGCCCCTGCCGAGGGCACCGGACTCTACATCCCCAAATGAGCATCGAAAAACTGTGGCAGACGGAGGATGGCCGATCCTCTAGCGTCCTCCAGCGCGCACGCTGGGCGGCGGCTCTCTCGCTCCCGTTCGTTCTGCCGCAGGAAGGGTTCCGCTCCGGCGACTCGCTCCACAATCCCAACGATTCGCTCGCCGCACGCGGCATCATCAACGTCGTCGGCAAACTCCGCTCGACCATCTTCACCGGCGACGGTTGGTTCGAGTTGGACGTAGACCCCGAATACAAGTTCAACGCCAAACGCGAGGGCACATACCCCGCGATGATCCAGGCGTTGTACGTCGAATCGCTCAAGATTCGGGCGGCACTGGAAGCCAGTTCGCTCGACAAGAAGTACCGCACGTCGTCGGGGTTCTTTGCCCGAACCACTCAATCGCTGACGCAGTTGGTCGTGACAGGCAGCACGCTTGAGGGCATTGGCCTTCGCGGAAACGACGACTTCACCAAGCGGGTGTTCCGCCGCGACCAGTACCGCACACGCCGCGACGGGTACGGCGACGTTCTGTTGCACGTCATCAAAGAGTGCGTCACTCAGGACGAACTCGCCCCCGAAGTTCTCGCCCAGATTGGCCCGCAGGACAAAGACAAGCCGCTCGACCTCTACACCGCCTACCGCCGTCAGCGTGACGGCAAGTGGCAGTTGCAGCAGGAAATCGCTGGCGTCATCGTCCACGAAGTCACGCACGACACCCCCCGCATCTTCCAGACCGATTTCAAGCGTGCGGGTAACGACGACTACGGGCGTGGCCTGTTGGAGTTGTACGCGGGCGATTTCACATCCAACGACTTCTTTGCCGGTCGCATGAAGGATTGGGCCGAGGCTGCATCCAAGTTCAATTTCATCCTCGACCGCCTGAGCCAACTCACGCCCGAGGACTTGTCTGTCCCGTCCGGTCGCATCATCCCTAACGCTCGCGTTGAGGGTGGCGTCGCTACCGACGTGGCCGTTCTCAAGGTTGACAAGATCGCGGACTTCGGCGTTGTCTCGCAGGTGTGGGAACGCCTGCAAATGTCGCTCGCCAAGACGATGCTCTTGGACGCGGACGCCGCCCCGTCCGGCGAGGCTGGACGCCACAGCACGGCATGGAAGCAGACCGCCGAGCAATTGCAGGGCTGGCTTGGCGACTTCTACGCGACGATCGTGGACGAGCAGCAGAAGCCTCTGTTGTGGGCCGCGATCGACATGGGCACGCGAACGGGCTTGCTCGACAAGAAGAAACTCGATTACGCCGAAGTCGTCTCGCTGACGGGCCTTGAGGCGATCGACAAGAAACGTCGCGCCGAGGCCGCTTTGCAACTCGCGCAACTCGCGGGTTCGCTCGGACCCGAGGCGGCACGGCAGATCAACGTGGGGGT